CTAAAGACCCAGCTTTATTCACTCCATTTTCATCTAAAAAGCAATCTGGCGTTGCGCCTAGTGATTGGTCGGTTTCTGGCCGCAGGCTAAGTTCTGAGACAGAAGCGCCTCAACTTAAAAGCGCTGAAGGATTACAGGACGCTGGTTTTACCGATATGTTTGGCTTTGTTGCTGACAGCACAATGGGCGACACAATTTTTGACAGAATTAACGATGTAGAGCTTCCAAGATCAGTTATGCAGCAAGGTGGCCACGAATTTGGCGACAACATTGACGGGCGCGGCTTTGCTTCGGATGACGTTGCGTTAGGTACAAAGGAAAAGGTTTGGCGCAAAACTGTTGAGGAAGGCGGACGGCCCGTAGTGACGCCTATGACAATGGGTACGGCTGGCGGCGACTTTAGTATGCACGAAACGATGAACCTTGCCCAGCTTATTGCCGCAATGGCCGATAACATTGACCCAAATTTTGTGCCACTTCGCGGTGCTGCTAAAAATAACGAAAGGTTTTTGCCAGAAGGCATGGGCTTGCTTAGTTCAGAATTACCGGCTTATCTTTCAAATTTGAAAGGTGGCGACCGCGCGGCCTTTGTAAAATCTTTGGACACGGCCCCAGCACTTAACGCTGGCGTTCCAAGTGTCGGCGCGGTGCGCTGGGCATCAACGGCCCCTGAACTTGCTGGCCAGCCACTTCTGAGCAGCGGCTTTAGGGCATTTGAACCTGAAACCGGCGGGTTTTTTAACTACGGCGATACTCACGCATCTTATAATGCGACTATTCCCAGAGTTGGCGGAAATATGACAATGGGTGAAACTCGTCCTTGGTATTTGCAGTTTCCTGATGAGGCTTACCCAAAAATGGTTGCCTCTACCCCTAAAGGGTCAAATATGTTAAAGACAGAGGCTCTACCTAAAGACATAAGGGGTTTCCAGATGAACCCCAATATGTCTCAGAAAATTGATAACCAATGGGTTGACGCGCAAATGACTTATGACGAAATTTTGAGAAATCAGGGCAAAGAGGCCGCAGATATGTATGCACTAGACGCGCTGGTCAACCGCGCACAAATGTCGGGGAATTACTAATGGCAATCACAACATACGCAGAGCTGCAAACCAGCATAGCTAATTGGCTTAACCGCGATGACTTAACAACGGTTATTCCTGATTTTATTTCATTAACTGAGGCCAGCATTAATCGTGACTTGCGGCATTACAAGATGATTAACCGCGTGGATGCTACGCTGGATAGTCGGTATGTGCAAATGCCTGCCGATTGGATTGAAACTGTGCGGTTTGGCATAACATCCGGCACGACTTACAGGATTGAGTTGATTTCGCGCGATGATATGCTTGAGTATCGTCAAAATAATAACGACACGTCCGGCATTCCGCGTTTTTACGCAAACATCGGCGACACGATTGAAGTTTTCCCAACGCCTGATGCTGATTACCAAATGCAGCTTCAGTATTACGCCAAGACGCCTGCGTTAAGTGCGAGCAATGCGTCCAACTGGCTTTTGACTACTGCGCCTGACATTTATTTGTATGGCTCGCTTATTCAGGCTGCTCCTTACTTGAACGATGACGCTAGAACACAAACATGGGCTGCGCTTTACTCGTCGGCCATGCAATCACTGCAAAAAGCTTCAGATGACACTAGATTTGCGGGTTCGGGTATCCGCATGCGGGTCACTAGCTATTAAACAAAAAGTGGTGTAAGTTGCCACCAGATATATCTAACGGAGAAATCCATGTCACTAACAAACGCTTTTGAGACAAGCACTCTCAAATATTTATTAACTACAGATACTGTTACCCGGCCTACGGCTTGGTACATTGGCTTGTTTACGTCTGATCCAACTGACACTGGTGTTGCTGGGACTGAAGTTTCTGGCAGCGGTTATGCTCGCACGGTTGCTGCGTTTACGGTTACAACTGACACTGCTTCAAATTCTGCTTCGATTGAGTTTCCGGCGGCTTCTGGCGGTAACTGGGGTACAGTGGGCTGGATCGGCATTATGGACGCGGCTTCTGGCGGCAACATGATTATTCATTCTGCTTTGACAGTTGCCAAAGCTATCAATGATGGCGATGTGTTCCGTATTCCAACGGGTGACTTAGACATCACGGCAAGCTAATGTCTTTACGCTCAACATACGGCTCTGGGGATTTTACCTCTGGGCTGTACGGAGAGCCGGAGACGACGCAGGCGGCGGCTTCTGCGTCTATTGGCGTTTCTGTTACAGCCTCTGCCGTCACTGTCGTGTCGGCGGCGGCTTCTACGTCCATAGGCATTGTTGCGTCTGAGCCGACTGGTGTTCGCATTGTTGACGCGGCGGCAAGCATTAGCCTTGGCGGAATTGCCAGCGTATCTGCTATCACTTACGAGGTTATACCGGGATTTAGACCGGGTTACGGCCTTAACACTTACGGCTCGTATATCTACGGCGAGAACCAAAGCACTGAAGATGCAAGCGCGAATACAAGTATTGCGTTTGCTGCAACTGCTGCTGGTCAAGTTACTCGAAATGTTTCGGCATCGGCGGCGGTTATATTTACGGCAACGTCAAACGGCGTTTACGATGTAGTTGCCTCTTCTACCGCTGCTATTTCAATTTCTTCTAATATAGAGTATATCAGGATTAGAAACGTTGCGGTTTCCGATAATCTTGGGTTTACGCCTGTTGTAAATGCACGATATAAGTGGGAAGACGCACCCGACCCGACAACTACATGGACAGACGCATCTGATCCATCAACTACTTGGACAGAAGCAGACTATTTAGAGAGGGCCGCGTAATGGCTACGAACACAACCAATTATAGCTGGAGCAAGCCAACAGTCGGTGGCGACGAGGATGCTTGGGGCGGCTTTCTTAATGGAAACTGGGATAGCTTAGACACGCTGCTTGGCGGCGTTACTAATACTGAGTTTGAAATTCTTGACGGGGCTACCCTTACCACGATTGAATTAAACTACATGGATGGCGTTACATCTAATGTCCAAACGCAGTTAAACGCAAAAGGTACGGTGTCATCACTGTCAGACCTTAGCGTAACGGCTACATCTACCGAATTAAATTATGTTAGTGGCGTAACTTCCGCCATCCAAACGCAGATCAACACAAAGATTACGGCTGACGTAACAGGCGAGTTTATAGCTGATAGCTACAACGAAACATACGCCGCTGTCACATCCACAAGCAACGCCACCACAGTTAACTGCGAGACAGGCAACACGTTCAGCCACACACTGACAGAGAACACCACATTCACATTTAGCAATCCACCAGCGTCTGGCACGGGCTACACCATGTCCATTGAGATTATCCAAGATGGGTCTGCGTCTGGCTTCACAGTTACATGGCCTGCATCTGTTGATTGGCCCGCTGCTACTGCTCCTACCCTGACAGCCACAGCTTCAGCTAAGGATGTGTTTGTGTTCACCACCCGTGACGGTGGGACTACATGGTATGGATTTACTGCTGGTCAGGCTCTAGCATAAGGAGTTTGAATAATGGCTACTAAAAAGAAAATGCTCGAAGCCGCTGCTGGTGGTGCTGGTGGTGCTGGCCTTGATATTACTGAGGTGTTCAGCACTTATTTGTATGATGGTACGGGTCAAGCACTAGCGATTAACAACGGCATTGACCTTGATGGCGAAGGTGGTTTGGTTTGGGGTAAAAGCAGAACAGACAATGGTGTTCATAGCTTGTATGACACGGAAAGAGGGGTTCAAAAACCACTTTTTTCAAATGCTACCAACGCTCAAGGTGATGATAGCGGTGGAGGGTCTACAAATGGTTTATATCAATTCAATAGTAATGGCTTTAATCTTGGGGCTGATTGGGCTGGGAATATAAATGTATCTGGTCAGGATATGGTCTCTTGGACATTTCGGAAGGCTGAGAAATTTTTTGATATTGTTACATATACTGGGAATAGCACAGAAAATAGAAAAATATCTCATAATTTAGGGTGTGAAGTTGGGATGATTTTTGTGAAACGTACCAGTAGCGCCCAAAAATGGGTAGTCTATCATAGGGGTAATACTGCTGCACCAGAAACAGAAGTGCTTTATCTTAACTTAACAGACGCAACATCTGATTTAGGGTCTGCTTGGCATGACACTGCGCCAACATCTACTGAGTTTACGTTAGGAGATCAGGTAGGTGTTAATAAAAATGGCGAAACCTACGTTGCCTACCTATTCGCACACAACGATGATGACGGTGGGTTCGGCCCTGATGGCGACCAAGATATTATTAAGTGTGGTAGTTATACGGGTAATGGTTCTACTGATGGCCCTGTGATTGACTTGGGGTTTGAGCCTCAGTGGGTGTTGATAAAAGCTGCAACAAGGCCCGGGGGTGAAAACTGGGTCATATATGACAACATGAGGGGCATATCTACAGGCGGTGGCGACCCTGCACTTTTCCCTAATGACCCTGCGGCAGAGGATTATGGTGGGAGCGCAGACAACAGTTTAGATTTGCTACCTAATGGCTTCAAGATAACCAGTGCAAGTGGTAGGGTAAATGATTCTTACACCTACATCTACATGGCAATCCGCCGTGGCCCACTTGCTCCACCTGAGGCTGGGACTGAGGTTTTTGCTATAGACAGCGAAAGCACAACTGCACCAACTCCACCAAGTTACAATACTGGGTTTGCTGTTGATATGTTTTTGTCTAGACGTAACGTAACTACGAGTGGTAGTTGGTATTTATATGATAGACTACGCAAATCTGACGTTGGGTTGATACCTGACGCAACAAACGCAGAGTTAGCTTCAGGTGGGGCATACAGCACAAACGATAGAAATGATGGTATCGGCTCCTATACAGGCACAGTCTATTCAAATAAAGCATATGGTTGGATGTGGAAGCGTGCGCCTTCCTTCTTCGATGTTGTGGCTTACAGCGGAAATTCAAGTACCAACACACTAAACCACAGTCTTGGTGTTGCACCTGAAATGATTATTTATAAAGCACGAAACGGCGCTGTGTCATGGCGTGTTCATGCTAATATTACTGGTAGTGGGTATGATCGTTTAGTTTTAGACTCATCCTCATCAAAAATAGATACAGAGGTATACGGTTCAGGTAAGGAACTTGCTAGTCAACCAAGTGCAACGGAATTAGTGCTAGGAAGCGGAAGCGGAACAAATAATAGCTCATCTTTTAACTACATAGCCTACCTCTTCGCAAGCCTAGATGGTGTGAGTAAGGTGGGGAGCTACACGGGTACTGGCGGTACACCACAGAATATAGACTGTGGCTTTACGTCAGGTGCTAGGTTTGTGTTGATTAAAAAGTCCAGTGGGACAGGTGATTGGTGGGTCTTCGATACCGCCAGAGGGATTGTTCCCGGGAATGATCCAGCCTTAAACTTGAACACTACTGACGCTGAAGACAACAGCTACGACATGATTGACCCCTACAGCGCCGGGTTTACTGTTACCGATGCTGGATATGATATGAATGAAAGTGGCTCAACCTACATCTTCTACGCAATCGCATAACTACATCAACGGCATCACGAAAGGATCACTCTGATGGCTGAATACAGACACACAGAAACAGGCGAAGTCAAAACCCAAGGGCAATGGCGGAGCCACTACAGCAACGTCTCGCTGCCTCGCACATGGAAGACTGCGACACTTGCTGGCCTTAGCCTAGAGGCTGTCCTAGCTTCACCAGCGGCTACCACAGGCGCATATCAAACGTCTGTGCGTGACGGCGTTGAGCAAGACGCCAATGGCAACTGGGTTGAAAAGTATGTTGCCAGAGATATGTTCTCTGACACTACAGAGGATGGCGTAACAACCACCAAGGCGGAGCATGAGACTGCTTATCAGGCTGGCCTTGATGCCAAGGTAGCCGAAAGCAATCGCACTAAGCGTGATGGCTTGCTGGCTGCAACAGATTACTTTGCTTTAACGGATGTAACTATGGACGCGGCTATGACAACATATCGTCAGGCTTTGCGTGATGTTACCAGCCACGCAAACTTTCCAAATCTAGACGATGCCGACTGGCCCACGAAACCTTAAAAGGGGAGAAGGCACATGCCGTTAATCCCTCTTAACATACCCGCGGGGCAGTATCGCAACGGCACTGAGTACCAATCTCAAGGTCGTTGGCGCGACGCTAATTTAATCCGTTGGCACGAAGGCGCTCTGCGTCCCGTCGGCGGCTGGCGTCAGCGCGGAAGCGTTGATCTAGACGGCGTTACTCGCACGATGGCTGCTTGGGAAACCAACAGCGGCAGTCGGTTCGTGGCATTTGGAACGTACAATAAGTTGTACGCCATGACGTCCGGCAATGTTGTAAGTGACATTACGCCTGCTGGCTTTACGGCTGGCCGCGTGGACGCGACTTCGTTTACCAGCTACGGCGGCGGAAATTACGGAACCAGCCTTTATGGTTTGCCGTCAGAAGATACTGGCAACCTTTCCCCAGCTACCACATGGAGTTTGGAAAACTGGGGCGAATACTTGCTGGCCACAACAGCAGACGATGGCAAGATTTACGAATGGCAGCTTAACGGTGCAACACCAGCGGCAGTATTATCTAATGCTCCGGTAGACTGCTCCGGCATGATGGTGTCAGAAGAGCGGTTTGTGTTTGCCTTTGGCGCAGGCGGAAACCCTCGCAAGGTTGCATGGTCTGACCGTGAAAATAACAACTTGTGGACGCCAGCGGCAACAAACGAAGCTGGTGACATTGAAATTCAAACCAACGGCATTATCCTCAAGGGCCTTCGCACACGCGGTCAGTCTCTTATCCTAACGGATCAGGACGCCCACACCGCAACTTACAGTGGCCCACCATTTGTCTATGGCTTTGAGCGTGTAGGTACATCTTGCGGGTTAATCGCGGCCAACGCT